GTGGAAAAGAAGGTAGTTAAACAACTAGGTACGCCAGCGGGAGTCCCTCAAGCTAAACGTCTTAGTGCCCTTGAGGCCATTGCCGAGATCCTAGGCGAGCTCACAGGCAAACCTCTAGGACCGAACGCCGACTTGCGTGCATGCCTCGAGATCATGGTGCACGGCGATCTTAAAGACTCCGAACGACTTCAGGCTTGGCTTGCGATGCTCAAGTACACTCGGGCCCAGCTCAAGAGCATCGAGCATTCTGGAACAATCACAGAGGTCCAGGTTGCGCTCAGCCCGAAAGAGATTGAAAGCATCCTGCACGCCGACCCCTTCGCTAAGGCAGTGCCCGTGGACCCACTAGGGATCGAACATGATAACGAGGGCTAGAGCGGTCTCGGAGCTTGAACGTATCGCCAAGGGCCTCGAGGCTCTTCACAAGCTATGGCTTCCACATCCAGCTCAAATCATGATCGGTCGTGCTCTTCTCGCAGAACGGAAGCGCCTCGTTTTTGCTCAGTGCGGGCGTAACTTCGGGAAGACCGAGTTAATGAGCTACCTGCTCTGGCGCTGGGCGTACACGTTCCCGGGGTCTGAGAACTACTACTTTGCACCCTACCAGAAGCAAGCGAAGGAAATCCTTTGGGCCTCGAGGCGGATCCAATCCTTCGGACCCCTATCGTGGATAAGAGCGATCAATAATACCGAGTCACGTATCGAGTTTGATAACGGGTCTTTCATTAAGCTAGATGGGTCCGATAACGTGGAAGCCTACCGCGGCGTCAAGCCTAAGGGCCTCATTGTCTATGATGAGTATAAAGACTTCAGGCCAGAGTTCCACGATGCTTTTGATCCGAACCGTGCAGCGCATGACGCCCCTCTCTTTGTCATCGGAACTCCCCCTGAGACTGAGAATCACTTCGTTACCCTAGCCGCCGAGTGTCTGCGAGACCCAGCTAAGGCTTTCTTCCGGTTCCCCACATCATCTAACCCTCACATCCCGAAGCAATGGCTAGACGTGAAGAAGGATGAGCTTTACGCCAAGGGAGAGGGTGACAAGTGGGAGCGTGAGTATGAGGCCCTCTTTGTTCGGGGTGGAGCTTCGACTATCTTTCCCATGTTCGATCCATCCAAACACGTTAGGCCGCATGGCTCTATACTGGCTGAGATCGCAAAGGACATGCGGAAGCTTGACTGGTACCTCTGGGCAGATCCTGCAGGTGCGTCCTGCTTTGCTGTTCTATTTGTGGCGATCAATCCTTACAGCCGTAAGGTCTATGTCTTGGATGAGATCTATGAAACCAGACAAGCCGAGATGACCGTGGTTAAGATCGGAAACCGTATCCTAGCCAAGCGACGCGAATTACAGCCTAAGAAAGAATGGCGTCAAGGATATGACGAAGCTGAGACATGGTTCGCAAATGAGATGCTAGATCATTTTGGCGAAGGGTTTGAACCTACCAGCAAGGCTAAATCTGACAAGGTATCTGGTCTAAGCTTAATTAAGGATATTCTGCTAGACGGTAGCCTAGTCTTATCTGACCGATGCGAGAAGTTGAGATGGGAGATGCTGAACTATCGCAGGGACGATAAGGGTAAGATTTTAAAACAAAATGACCATGCGATTGATGACTTGCGATATGTATTGGACGCAGACAAATATAACCTAGTGCGTACAACGGAACATACTCCGGAAGCTTCCGAAGACTTTCGAGGGTCTAGGATTACCGACGACTTTCCAGGATTCACTGAGACAGGTGAGCCGATGGACGAATGGGAGATTGACTGATGACTTGGATGGCGGCTGGGTTTTTTATCATGTTTGTTGCTCAGGTCTTTTGCCTGGCTGTTCTTTGGTGGGTGACTACTGAGGTTAAGGCTATGCAGAAATCGACTCATTCTATTCAATATGTTCCGGCTGATAGTGCGTTTCAAAAGGTCTCTGAAGAACTTCGTGAGACTCTGAACAAGGACATTTTTGAAAATCTTCAGTAAGGTTAAACCATGAGCACGACTGCCTATTCTTTCGACGATCTGAACGCGGACAAGGTTTACAACCAGCCCGCTAAGCCTATTTACGCGATCGATCTAGATGATCCTAAGAATGAAAAAGAGATTCTCAATTGGCTTAATGCGGAGCTTGACTTCCTGCATCATGAGAATGAGCCAAGGATTAGGATTCAGCGGAGGAACCTGGCGCTTTATAAAGGCATTCAATACCAGGAGTCTGAGGCAAGAGCAGAGAACCGGGACCGCGCTGCAGATCGTTCCACGTTCCTTAGGAAGATTGTAGCTAATCACCTATTCGATTTAACTAAGAACCGTGCATCTCGTTTGATTAAGTTTAGACCGGCTGTAGCTATTCTGCCGACCAATGATGAGCTTGAAGACAAGCTTTCGGCTAAAGCGTGTAAGGGTCTCTTAGATCATATCTGGTATGAGAATGACTTCGAGGGAGTGGTTCAGCTTGAGCTTGCGACTCATGCCATGATTACGGGCGAGTCCTATCTGTTCATTGAATGGGATGAGGACAAGGGACCGCTCAGCCCAGCTTACGTGAAGGCCAAGAAGAAGCATGGGAATCAGATCCCGCTTCTCGATGAGAATGGGCAGCAGCGTAAGGACGATAACGGCAAGCCTATGTTTGTTGAAAAACCTATCCGGATTGGGGACGTAAGTTACCGGATTGAGCTTTCTCCAGAAGTATTGCTCGATAAGCAGCCTAGGCTTTCAGCGGTTAAGTATTGCTTCACGCGGCGTCAGTATTCTGTCGATGCGCTTCGCATTCAATATCCTGACAAGGCTGGTGAGATTAAGAGCCATAATGACCAAATCTATGACTATGACCGAATGGAAATCCGTCCGGTTCGGAATGAAGTGACGGTATTTACTTTCATTGCCAAGAAGCAGCCTGGGATGGAGAAGGGTCGGCTGATTCGGTTCACCAAGGATTGCATTCTTGAGAATATCGAGGCCCCATTTTCTCATGATGGAATGCCGTTTATTCGGTTTACGGACATTGATTACCCTGGTGAGCTTTATGGTCACAGTTTCTTTGAGATCATCAAAGGATTGACGGGTACTTATAACAATCTCACCAACATGATTCTGCGTAATATCCTGCTTGTATCGCATCCTAAATGGATGGTTCCAGCGGGTAGCGTAGCACTCGATAAACTTGGGAATGATATTACTATTGTGCAGTATAAAGGCCCTCAGCCGCCTGCACTTGCCGTATCTCAGAGCGTTCCCGGGGATGTGTTTAAATTTCGAGCTGATCTTAAAGAAGAGTTCCAGCAGATTTCAGGAGTGTTCGGTGTATCCAGAGGAGAGCCACCTCCTGGTATTAAGGCAGGGGTCGCACTTCAGTTCCTAAGTGAACAGGAGTCTGAACGGTACAATGAGCTGATGCTCAAATGGAATGAGTGTATCCGGCAGGTAGCTGAGCTTACGCTATCTGTTGCCCACGACTATTACGATGATTCGGATGAGCGCATGGTTCGAGTGCTTGGGAAGAACAATGATTACATGACTCAGTTTTTCCGTGTCGCCGATCTTAACTCGGATTATGATATTCGGATTCAGAACTCTTCGGCGCTTCCAAAGTCAGTAGCAGCCCGAACTCAGACACTTCTCGATCTTTCTGAGCGCTTTCCTGATAAGTTTACCGGAGAGCAAGTGATTGATATGCTTGATCTTGCACAGTCTGATAAGTTTGTGGATGGTGCAACGGTAGCTGTCCGTACGGCTGAGGCTGAGACGGAAAAGCTTTTGGATGCGACTGCTCAGGATGCTGAGGCTATGAGTCCTCAGGAGTTTGAGAATCATTTGATTCATTGGCGCATTCATACAAAGCAAATTCAAGAGTTTAGCTTTAAGTATAAGACTGCACCAGACAAACAAAAGAACCTGATTGACCATACATTTACGCATGAAATGTTTATGATTGAGCAGGCCAAGGTGAATCCTAAGTTTGCTCAGATGTTATCAGACCTTGAGCTTTTCCCAATGTTCTATAGGGTAAAAGCTCCGGCTGTTCCGATGGCAGCCCCGATGGGGCCAGCTGGCGCGATGCCACCTATGCCACAGGAACAATCGGTCATGCCGCCTGCTAATCCTT